TAGCGGTTGATTGCTCGATAGTCTTCTTGATTTCTCCCGCTGGTGCAAAAGGCTTCACCGGTCCAGTCGTGTAACCGGTGGCGTCGTCTTTGGTCACCCTGGCATACACGAGGTTTTTGAAGCCTCGAAACTCTTGGGTCATTTGATACTCCTGTTCTCAAGATAGGTCGCGGAAAATCCGCGCCCTGTGTGTGTCTTTTGGTCGCTGGCCACGTCCCAGCCGCGCCCGCCGATAATGAATCCGGCAGCTTTGAGCAGCGACATGCCTGTCTCGACAGCATCGGCCATTGCCTGTGGATTGCTTGCGTAGCAGTAAACGTCGAAGTCCCACTCTGTCAGGGCTTCGGCGTTGTCGTAGTAGCTGCTACCGTCCGAGTAGTTGAGCCAGTACGTATAAAACCTATCTGGGTACTCGACGCTTTCAGGCAGGCTACCTTGACGCCATACAGACAAGCCAGAAGTCTCAAGAGTGACGATTAGCAAGTCGTCAATCATGACAACCCCAAGGTCTCGGTAAACACCTTTTTCTGGATGTCGGCGACGGCCCTTTTTGTGGCCGCTCCAAAGACTGCAGCGTGCAGCCTGCTGTCGCGCGGTATGCGCGGCGTGCCCCACATCAAGAAGACGGACGCGAGCCCGCCGCCGTGGATGCTGAAGCCTACCGGTATACTGGCCTGCCAAGATGACGCCCAGCTAGTCGCCGCGTCACCTCTAAGACTGCCGGCGGTGCGGCCGGTTCTTCTGTGCGGCGCAATCGCCGCCTCGAGCTTTGGGGTGACATATGCATGGGTAGCCTTCAGAGCAGCCTCGGTTGCAGGCCGCAGTCTTGCGTCCTGCCCTTCAAACTGCTGGATGATTTTGTCTAATCCATCGAAGTTAAGCTCAAAGCGATTTGTCATCACGCACCGCCTCGTACTGCCTCGACGCGGAACTTCATGAATTGATTGCGCCCTTCGATGTTCTCGATTTGGCCTAAGACCTCATATACTTGCCCGCTGTTCAGGTTCTTTAGCCGGCAATTTTGAGTGAGACCTGCGTTGTACCAGCACTCGATGATGCCGGTATCGACAGCCACGGTTACACCATCCACGACCTTGTCAGTGCCGCCATAGGTGGCGAAGCTGGCAAAGATGGTCGGCCATCCGTCTTCGGGCTCTATAAAAGTCTTGACGTCAACACCTTTGCTACGTGTGTAGGTTGGCGTCATCAGAGCAAATGGCACTCGAAACAATTTGTTCGGGCGATAGGTACTCATGGCTGCACCCGCTTTAGCGCAAGCTGTATGACACGCTGCTTGAAGTATTCAGACAGCTCGGTCTTGCCTGCCCCGTAATTCCACAAGTCTGATACGCCTATAGCCACCACGCCCAGCGATTCCTCAGCAAATGCCGGGCGGACACCGGCGTCGGTCATGTATGCCTGCACCTCGTCGATGTACAGGCTTAGCATCTCATCGTGGTAATCCCCACTGATGAGCATCAGCTTCTTGACCGCCGCCAGTGTCGTCGGGTCAGCCATTATTTGGCTTCTTCCTTGCTGTCGTCAGGGGAGACGGGCTCTTTCGGGGCATCTTCCGGTGGCACTTCCGGCGGTACTGCCGGAGCGCTCTTCACGGTGAATCGCACCTCTTTCAGCTTTACTCCTTTGGCCTTCAATGCCTCTGCTGCTTCGTCGTCAAGCTGATACTTGCCGCCGTCAGGCATCGCGTAAATCTTCAAGTCGCTCATCTCTAGCCTCCTGGGGTCGGGGTAATCTTCACGAACGCTGCAGGTTTGCGAACTGCCAAAGCAAAGCGCCCCTCAATCAGCAGGGTTACGGTGTTTTTGACGAAGTTCTCGGCATGCTGATCTGCGAGCCGCAGCGTGAACCCACCCCTGGTGTAAGCAGTCGCGCCCTGCGTGAAGTTGCCCACCAAAATATTGCCCGGAGGAATCGCAGCGCTGACATAGGTGGGGGTTCCCCACAACGGCGGATCGATGGGCTGGTTGCCCGCTCCGTAGGTGTTGCCGAAGAAGCTCCCGCCGAAGTATTGATTGTTGTTATCTCGTGCCAGGCGCAAAGTTTCGTAATCGGACGGGTTGATGATGATTCCGTCCGGGATAAGCCCTGTTGCATTTTGGATTGACGTACGAGCGTGGAAGATTTTGTCTCCCAGACCGTTGATGTCGCCGGCATTGCCGGCATAATCGTCTACCTGCAGCCCTGAGCGATTCCAGATACCCTTCATAGCTGTTGACCCATTTCCAGTTCCGAACAGCATTTGCTGCTCAAGATATACCTGGAAGTCGTAAATCAACCGTTGGTTGATTTCACTCACGAGAAATTCAAGGTCTTCGAGCATCTGGTTTGAGATGTTCACGAAGGCTGACAGCTGGATGAGAGGGTCTGTGACGAGCGTCGGGTCTGCGTAGTGCACCTGAGCCTTTGTTGAACCCTGCGTCTCCTGCGTGCCAATGTTCCCCTCGCGCGCACCTTCGACCAGATACGTGATGGCGGCACCCGAGATTGTTCCCCAGCTCAGCAGGTCGGTGACTGTGGGTCTCCGGTAGCCCTGAACCATGTTGTAATCCAGGTCAGTGTAGTACGGTCTGATGGGATTGGTCAGCAAGGTGTAAGTGGGGTTACCGTCACTGGTCTGCAGTGACGTGTTGGCGCGGTACTCGGTTGCCGTAAAGTTGTTGCCACCGCCTGCGGCTCGGTACTCCCCAACAAAATGCTCGCCCAGGCTGAGCGTGCGAGCCTGTGAGGATTGCACCACGCCGGACGTGATGCCCATCAGGGTGTTGGTGGTGGTGTCGATGTTGGCCTGCGTGCTGACTGCTTCCTGAGCAGTCAGCTGTGCCAGCTGGGACTGCGCGCCGCGGAGCTCGCCCTCAAGGCTTTCAATCGTAGCACTCAGGGCTCGCACTTCGGCAGCGTCTTCTGAAGCATCGCGCGCTGCACGCACTTCAACAATCTCTGCCGTTCGGTTCGCAATCAATTCATTCAGAAATTCATTCATGGTGGTTGGATCACCTTCTTCCTTTAGCCACGATTAGCGCGGCTACTCGATAGTTCTTAGGTTTTTGTTCGGGCAGGTTGTTCGCTGCGCTGTCCAGCGCAAGCTGTTCCCGGGCGTTATCCAACGACCGGCGGGCATTGTCCAATGCCGGCATATCTCTTGCCGTGATTTCTGTCTGTGGGTACGCTGGTTGGTTCACGGCGGATACTTCAAAGATTCGTTCAATGGCGGTGATGTGCCTTGTGGGCAGCTCTGTCTCCAATCCTTCCCACTCTTCGCCTGAGATTGTAAAAGCGAAGCTCATTCCGGTGATATCTCCTCGGCTTACAGCTGAATAGAGAGCCGCGGCGTCGGGGTTGCCTTCAGTATCGAGTGCGGCGTCAATCACCAGCCCGTCCTGGTCTACCGTCAGTTGCATTGTTGAGTTGCCGTTGTTTCTACGGCTGCGTGCAAGTGGGATTTTGCTGTCGTCGTGGTTGACGAATAGCCCCACATCGTCGAAGTTGGTGTTATCCAGCGCTCCGGGCTCAATCACCTCTCGGCAAAATCCGAGGTCGGTTTCTTGGCCGATAACCACAGGCCGGCCGGTGACGTAAGCGCCGCTATCGTCGCTGCGCGTGGAGTAGGTGGCAGTAAATTGCCGAAGTTCTGGTCTAGGCATTTGGGTCTCCTATGGGATCGGCCGGCGGCTCTTCGCCGAGCTGATATGTGGCTGCTACGTTGCTGTTGATGTAGTTGAGGGACACCATTCGCACGCCCTCGAGCTCGGGCAGTGGTTGCATTCCGAGCATCTCGCGCTTCTCGTTTTCGGTGATAGTCCCGGACTGTCCGAGGATGTCGATGAGCTGTATCTTTTCCGACATGGTCATAAAGGCCAAAGCCGTCGGGTAAATGACGATTTCATTGCCGTGCGCAAGTTGATTTGGTGTGAATAGCGCCCTTGTGAGCGCTTGAGACAGCGCGATGATGCGCGGCTCAAGCGTCTTTTGGTAAAAGGCTTCATATTGCTGCGGCGTATAATCGCCCAGCAAAATGGGCAAAGGTACGCCAAAGTAGCGCAAGATTTTCTCATCGATGAATTTGACCGTGGCCGGATCAACGAACTGGATTTTGCGGTCAATGGGCGTATATGTTGACTTTGCATCCAGCGGCACAATGCCGTTGTTGCCCGGCTCTAGTAGCTTCGCGTTGAATTCGGCGATATCGGCATAAAGCGCTTCACGATTCACCATCGTTGCGTATTGCAGGATGCCCAGAATCTGCCCAGCGCCACCCATTGCCTGAGCTACCCCTTTGAGCAGCATCTCATTTATGCCGAGGGTTATCTCCAGCGCTTTGGTGTCTGGCCGTCCCCAGGCGTCGCCACCCATGAACTCGTTTTGGCCGTACTTAAGCCGCAGGTGGATTATGTCCGCGTATGGGTAGGTGACCTCAGACCCGTTGGCAAACTTGAATCGGATATACAAGGTGTTCGAGGCGTCGTTTATCAGCTCGGTGGTCTGCGGCTGTACGGGCACCAGCGCCTCTAGCGCAAAGGCCTCTTTGCCGCCGCTGCCCCATACAGGCACGATGAAAGCATTGCTGTCGAGGTATAGCCGCCACATGACGCGGCTGTAGAAGTCCGCGGCGGTCATTATTGGGTTTGGGTAATTGAGGGTTTTTTGAATGCCCGTTCGCCCGACAGACGATGCGCTGAGCAAGTCATCGCTGCGCCGGATATGGCGCGGCGATATCTTAGACATTTCGTCTACGATGCACTGGATGGCCGCCTGCACGACATCAGACGCGCTGAAGCCGGAGGCTTTGAAGATATTCAGGTTGTTTAGGTCTTCCCCCGTTTGGATGAGAGCTTGTGCCTGAAATGGCGAAGCGGAGCTAAACGCCGCTGGCTGCCCTGATAACAGCTTTGCCTGTTCAAGCTCCTTGTTTGTATTCAGCTTTCCCTTAAACCAGTCAAGCAGCGCCAAAGCCGCCCCCTCCTACGGGGTTACCATTAGCGCTAAAAGGCTCAACTACTTTGTTAAGGGATTTTCATCTTGCTATTTAGCAAGCCAATTTTACCGCTCGCCTGTTATTGCGTCAAGCCTGCGATTTCCGACCTGTATCGCCGCCACATTTCCTCAAGGATTGCAAAGGTCACAGCGCCATCAATGCGCCTGGTGCTTTGGCCTTTGGGCTTCACTATCAGCAGCTGATCGCGTTCGTTGACCTTGATTACGGCATTGCCGAGACACCACTGGTCGACGGGGTTGTTCTGATAGTTGATGCGCCTGGCTCTCAGGTCGGTTTCCAGCAATCTGATGGCGGTACTTAGCGTGTCGGCGTTTTGGTTGACACGTTCGACGTCAATGCCGATTTCCTCCATGCGGTTGGTAAACTGCCGCGAAAACTTCTGGTCGTAGCCGACGATGTATGTCCTGATGTCATAGAGCTGATAAAGCTGCAAGTACCAGTCAGCTACGATTGACAGGTCCAAGTCGTTGCCTGGCACTATCTCTAGCCAGCCCTCTTGCGCCCACCTGGCATAGTCAGCGCCAGCACCGGTGTCAGGACTGGCTTCCAGCTTCGTTTCTGGGATGAAATAACGGGTGACGATTAGCTTCTCGTCGCCGGGCAGCAAGAGCAACGCTTTAGCGCATGTCAGGTCAGTCGTCTCGGCAAGGTCTACTGCTCCGATGGCATAAGCGCCTTGGTAGTCTGCAATATCGAACGATTTGTCGTACATAAAGTCGTCGGCCAGCAGCCAGGCTTCGCTGGCGTTTTGCCGGAGGTTGAAGTCTTTGCACAATACCGCCGGTCGGTCAGACCGGCTCTCTTGGGCCCGAGCTACCTGCTCTCTGAGATAGTCATATCGCTTGACCACCCCGATTGACGGGTTTGACTTGACCCAGCTTGATTCATCCTGAAACACTTCCTCTACGCTGTCCTGCATGTACAACCACGGAAGGTAGCGCTCGGCTGCATCGTCTGTCGCTTCACCGTACAGCACCTTGCGACCCCGCTCTAGCCGGTCATCTAAGAAGCCGCCGGTGGTGTAGCCCTCCGAGGTAATCATGATGACCAGCGGCTCGGTCTTTGTGCCAGTGGACTGCTTGATGGCGTCATACACAGCGCTGCTTTGCATCTCATGGACTTCGTCGATGATTGCAAAGTCGATGTTGCGGCCTTCTTTGGATTTGGTGGTCTGGGTCAGCTTTGATATCACCGTCCCGTTGATACGATTCGAGATGTAGCGAGTGTTGCGGCTTGTGTCGAGGCTTTGCGGGTCAACAAACAGGCGCATGGTGTCGATGGTCTCGCGTATCAGTGACGCGTCGCCATCGTTGTTGCCTGAGCAGACGATCACGCTGCCAGGCTGGCCGTTGATGAGTTCATCAAAACCCAAAGCCCCGCAGGTCTCAGTCTTCGCATTCTTGCGCGCTATCAGCAGCAAGACTTCGGTAAATCGCCGCAAGCCAGTGTCGGCCATCTTGAAGCTGTAGAGCGCTTCGATAAAGGCTTTTTGCCAGAGCATCAAAGTTATCGGCTGCCCGTAAAAAGGCGACTTGGTCAGCCTGACGCAAGCCTCGATGAAGCCTATTCGACGGTCGGCGTCGGTGGTGTCGTAGACATAGCGCGGGTTGAATCGGTCTTCAGCCAGGTTGTGAAGCATGCGTTTGAGATACTCCCCGGCTATGATTGCGCCGTCTTCGACTGCGCGGGTGTATTCTTCCAGCCAGTACATGCCTCATGCCCCTTTGAGCGACAGCATCCAGTCACGTAGCGGGCTGCTGTCGGCGGCTTCTCCGGCGACCGAGCGTTGCAGGCGTACAAGCTGGGTGACGATTCCGCTGTAGGTTGTCAGTAGTTTCGTGTACTGCTTGCCCGCTGCGGTCTCCCTTTGCTCGACAGGATTGTCTGGGTTGTAGGCTATCAGCGGCAGACTGGTAATCGCCTCTATCCGCTGCTCCAACCCCGCCATCTGTGCCACCAGTTCGCGGATTATCGGCAGCGAAGCTGACTCAAAACCGCTGAAACAGGCCATCAGCTCGGCCACTCTTTCGGGATTGCCGGCAGTTGTCGGAAGATCGGGGATTTTCAAACTTTTTGTCGTCATTTCAGGATTTTTCCGGTTTTTTCGTCAGAATTAAAGTTCGTACCCTTTGACAGTTCCCCTGCCGCCCTCGTCGTCTTCGGCCGGGGGGGGAGTGTTGTCCCGGTGTGTATCAAACCAGTCCTTGACGTACTGCTGGCGCTTCACATCATCGCCACAACGCTCAAGGCACACCCCTTCTTCTTCATCGACGAAAACCTCAATGGCTCCCAGCCTACCCCTTAATTTTTCTCGCTCGGCTGGACGCGGATAGCCGCCAACCACCCATGCAGTCCTCCACTTGCCGGCACGAGTAGCCACCCGGTCAATCAAAGCAGCGTGCAATGCGAAAGCCTCACCCTTCAAAGCATCCGGCTTGAAGCCCCTGCCACCCAGACAGACCGCGTCCCAGCATCTGTCGATGTCCACTATCAAATCGTCGCCACTACAGGATTGCTCGACAAGCGTTGACTTGCCGGCAGCAGGACTACCCCAGACCAGGTAGACCTCGCGAGCACCTCCGAACCGCTGGTGCTCCATGTTGTGGCAGTGAAGTGTAAGCAATTTAAGGTTGTCGGGATTGAGGCTTACCATCACGTCGTTGACGTTGTCCGTCGTCACCTCGATGATGTGATGAGGGATGCAATCCCAATCACCCTTGAAGCGTCTCCCACAACCACACTCGCAGTAGTCGCCACGCTCATGCCGCAGGCTCATCTTCAACGCCGCCCACTCCTTGGACGTGTACAGGCTATGAACACTAGACCAACGCATGCCACTGCCCACCTTCGGTGGCTTGCCTCTTCAGCTCAAGCTCCGCATGCTTGATGCCGGACGCTTCAGGATTATCAGACCAGCCCGGCGAGAAGTTCCTGAGTGCGATCGTGAGCGCAGCGACGTTGGCCGGCTCGTGCTTCTTCTTTGTCACCGTGGTTACCTTGCCGTCAGTGTCAGTCTTCTCTTCACTCTCTTCGTAGTCGTAGCCGAGAGCCCGTTTGATGAGCGCCGACTGCAACTCATCACACAAATCCTGCCGCCCCTTTTTCAGAGCCGACAAAAGCGCCGCGTGCTCTTTCTTCCACCTGGTCAGTGACCGGGCGCTGACACCCAGCTTCTGAGCAATGCGCTTGTCTGGCAGTCCCAGCTTCGCCCACTGGGTCACCTTAGCCAGGTGCGGCTCTACCATCACCTCATATGTCACAGCGGATGGCACTTAAGCCACCGCCGTTCTGTTGGTTTGATTTGTCTTTCTCATCCGAGCCTTGTCTCCCAGCCCGGCTGTTGCCCCCACGTACCGCTCACATGGTAGCGCGAACGCGTGTTCGCTGTCAAACATTGTAGCCTGAATGCTTCTTCGCGCGCGCCCTCCCTTTATGTATTTATTGGGTAACCCATACCACCCAAAGGGTATGGGTTTACCCTTTATGTATATAAAGGGTAAGTCGCTACCCCTCCCCCAAAGATACGGAACCGCTGACTTTCGTATCTTTCGGACGGGTACGGAACATGTACATTCGTATCTTTCGGAGGGTACGAAACATACGAATGTACCACCATAGCCCCCCCATGTATTGTATAAACCGTATGTATCGTACCCTGTTAATTGCATACTACTCTACTCCGATTCTTCTTCTGAGGCTAACTGGATGTACCCATTTTCATCTCTGGTAAGTACCCCTATGCGGGTTATACGGTCGATAAGAGTGCTTTTAGATATGTCTAGGTATGTAGCCATTTGGCCGGTTCGCACCGTGCCGCCATCACTTGCTGATGACAAAACCTCATATGCGGTAAGCAAGCTCTTGGCATCTTCTTTAGCCTTCTTTTCCTTCCAGTCGCTGCTCTTCTTCTTGCCCGGCTGCTTGCGTGATTCGGTGGCTGATGCGTCCTTCAAAATGCCGCTTCTGTCCACCACATGGAGCGGCCACTGATACCACACTTCGAAGGGAGCCAGGCGCGGAAAATCGCGCAGCGTGCCTTCCACTCGCCAGCCTGTGAGAGACTCCATACAGGCTTTCTCAAGCGCTTGCAGTTCCTCAATCAAGGCGTTCGCAGCGGGCGATCCATAGCCCAGTTCGGTCAGCAGTATCTTGCGCAACGCGGGCAGATAGCCGGTGTCTCCCGGGTCTTCCAGGCGCTCCCTCCAACCGGCTGCAGCCATGGCATCAAGGCGCTTGCAGACAAGCTCTGCGCCCGCCTTATCAAAGCGCACCGAGCGGATGTTGTCGGTCAGCTCCACCTCGTCCATGGTCACCAGTGCATCAGCGTCACGGCTGAAAACGCTCGAGCCGGAGGCTCGGTTCATGCTGGACGTGTAGTTGCTGCCGCCTTTGCTGTAGTGGTGGCAGTAGACCACTGACACCCCCAGCCGCTCCACCAAGTAGTCCATTGCATTGCAGAATGCCGACACGTCGGCGCTGGAATTCTCGTCACCTTTGAGTAACTTGTAGATAGGGTCGAGGATGATTAGCTTGCACTCTGACGTTACTGCCAGGCCGACCAGCTTGGCCGTCAGGCGTTGCAAGTCTACGGTTCGGCCGCGCAAGTCCATGCAGTGGATGCGGTGGGCGTTTGCCGGCTGTATGCCAAGCGCCTCGTAGATGTCTTTGAGGCGCTTTTTGCGGGTGTCCGCCTTAAGCTCAAGGTTGATGTACAGCACGTCGCCTTGCGTGCACTGCAGCCCCATCCACGGGAGCCCCTCGGCCATCGCCACGCACAGCTCAAGCAAGGCAAATGACTTGCCGGCTTTACTTTGAGCGGCCAGCAGCAGCTTTTCTCCAGCTGCCAAAACGCCGTCAATCAACACATCCGGGCTGGCCAGCTCTTGGTCGTACTCTTCATCAAAGCTGGTGGCGTCCGGCAGGCCTTCGGACTGTTCGCCCATCCAAGCCTGCCAGTCTAAAAAGTCAGCCCGGCCGATGCGTGTGGCTACGATGTACTGGTGCTGCTCGCCACGCTGTACGCCCGGCAGCCGGGTCAGCCGAGAAGGGCTTTTATTGGCGGTGTCTACAGCCAGCCCGTTGTCTGCGCAGGCTTTGACGATACTTCGCACACGCTCGTCGTACTGCTTGCGATCTGCGGCATCTACACGCACGATGGCATGCAGGGATGAGCCGCCGGAATGCACCAAAGACGCTATTGGTAGCTCAAGCGCCTGCAGGATGCGGTACTGGTCGTCAATCGGCAGCGCGTCGCTTTCAATCAGGCAGTAGCGGTAGTCGGCGATGCTGCCGGAGGCATCCACAGGATTGATGCGCACCCATGCGCCGGCTTCTTTCTTGTAGTCCCCCAACACCCTGCCGATGTCGCCACCACAGGCCGCCAGCGCCTCGCGTAGCTGGTCTGCTGTTCGGCTCACACCGTTGCCTTGTGGTGACCACTTGCCGCCCTTGTTGTAAGATGTCATGACGACGTTGACCAAGTCGTCTGGCTCAAATACAGCGTCCAAGAAGCGCGTAATCTCGCCAACTGTGTCAATACTGCTTGCTGGTGCTTGCAGCGTCTCTGTGGGCGCCGACAGGTCCACGATGACGTAATTGCCGGCAGCGTCTACCGTGTAATCATCGTAATCATGCTCAAGCGTGTAGGCCCATTCATCAGGCTGGTAAACCTCTTCAGGCATAGTAACTCCCCCCTTCCGGCACATACTCGGCCGGCTTGATGCCACGCGGAACTATCCACCCGGCTGCTTCAATGCGCGACACCATATTGCTGGCTTCGGCGCTTGACCATGTGCCGACCTGCTTAAATCCCTTGCCTTCGAGGAAACGTATCTGCTTCGGCGTGGCCAGTCCGGCAGCTTGCCGCATGGCCAGCCTGTCGATAAGTAAAGATGCCAAGCCGGCGTTACCTACGCTGTCGGCGGCAATACCCTTCTTTTCCAGCAGCTTTATCTGTGTGTCAGATGCCGGCATCATCTCCCACGGGAATGTGGGCACATAGCCAGACAGGTCTTCGGCCGCAATACTCATCGCGTATTGAATCGGGTCTACCAGTTTGGCTTTCTTCTTGCGCATTTCTTCTAGCGTCTTAGCCAGAGCCTCTTCTCGGGCTCGAACCACATCGTCAGTGGCTTGAACCTCGGCCACCTCAATGTCCACCGGGCAGCCGGCAGATTCGAGGTTCTTGGTCATCTGCGCGGCGACTTCTTCGCTGTCGCATACCAGATGCGCCGGATGCACCAGCTCATGGCGCTCGGTGTGCCACAAGAAGTCGAGCACCAGCAAAGCGTCTTTGTCGGGAGCGATACGAGTGCCGCGACCGACCATCTGGCTGTACAGACTGCGCACCTTGGTCGGCCTTAGCACCACGATGCAGTCGATGTCTGGGCAGTCATAGCCTTCGGTGAGCAGCATCGAGTTACAGAGGGCTCTGACTTCATTGGACGCAAAGCGCGCGAGTGTGTCGGCTCTGTCGTAACTGTCGCCGTTTACTTCAGCCACGGCAAAACCACGGGATGCCAGTATCTCAGCAAACTTCTGGCTGGTGCGTATCAAGGGCAGAAACACCAAAACCTTACGGCTCAAGCATCCGGCGGCTACCATCTCGTCGGCAATCGCGTCCAGATACGGGTCAAGCGCCGTGCCAAGCTCTGCCACCTTGTAGTCGCCCTGGCTGACACCCACTTTGCTGATATCGAGCTGTAGCGGGATTGTCTGCGCCTCGATACGGCAGAGCCAGCCGTCCTTGATGGCGGCTGGCAGCGTGTACTCATAGGCCAGACTGTCGAAATACAGCCCCAAATTACGCTTGTCGCCCCTGTCGGCTGTTGCGGTGACCCCGAGTACCCGAGCATCGGGAAAGTGGCTTAAAACGGCTTGGTAGCTGTCTGCCAGCACGTGGTGGGCTTCGTCTACCACTATGCAGTCGAATGCGGCCGGGTTGAACTGCGCTAGTCGCTTGTCGCGCATCATGGTCTGCACGCTGCCAACCACGACACGCTCTAGTCTGCCCATGCTGGTGTCTTCGGCCTTTTCTACAGCAGCCATCAGCCCAGTGGCGTGGTAGAGCCGCTCAGCCGCCTGGTCTAACAACTCGCCGCGGTGCGCAAGGATAAGTGCGCGCCCCCCTTCGCGCACCACATCCTCTATTACCTTGGCAAAGACAACAGTCTTGCCTGTGCCTGTCGGCAGTACCAGCAGCGTCTTGCGATTGCCGGCAGCCCACTCTGCATGTATGGCTACTCTGGCAGCCTGCTGGTAAGGCCTTACTTCCAGCGTCATCAGAATTGCCCCGGCACGAAAGTCGCCTGTGGTGTAGCAGCAGCTTCTTGAGCCTTTTCTGCCTTCTTGTCGTAAAACACATCGTACCTATCGCTTTCAGGGTCGATGTATGCATGCACTTTTGCGCGCTCGCCGTACTGGTCGGATACTTCCATCTTGGTCTCTAGCAGACCCGTCTTCCCTATCAGGCCTTGCCAGTCGATAGTCAACGGCTCGCCTTTGCGCTTCATCCCGACCGCTGTAAAAAGCTGCACCAGCTTCCACTCAGCGGCTGAGGTCAAAGTGACATAGTCAGTGAGCCATCCTACGCCACCGCTTGGCAGGGTAACCCTGAGAGATAGCTTGACCATCGGGTTGCCCGCCTTACTGCGCATACGTTCAATATCTGCCACCTGAAATTCCATCAATCCCGCCGGCACGGCTTCCGGGTCGGCGTTGTCAGTAGTTAGCGTATACGCGTAATCGTCTACATAATTGTCCGCAAAATTGTCCACTTCGACCCCTTACTTTTTAACTTTCACGCCAAACTCAGTGGCGTGGTCGGCGACAAATGCGATAAACGGCGACCACGCGGTTGTCGCAATCCCGCGCACAAGGTCTTCGCTGTAGTTCTCTATCGGCATGCCTGCTGGCGCGAAGCCCTTCATCTCGCAAGCCCGACAGAAAACGTCGAAATTCAAACCGGCTGCGTCGAGCAGCTGCTTTAGCTCAGCCAAGTGCTTTGGCAGTGGGGCAAGCTCGCTTGGTGGCGGGTCAAACGGCACTGGTTCGTCGATGTCGATTACGACCTCTGGCGCTTCCACGACCACTGCTGGCACTACCAAAGGCTCTGCGGGCTTCGCCACGACTGGCGTTAGCGCCGCGCCGGTAACAACGCTGGCGATTGAGCTGTAGTCAAACGGCATTTTGGCTGGCAGGCCGTGACGGTTTTTGGCATCCCACGTGGCCGAGTGTTCGGCATACATAACACGAGTGCTTCCGCCGCGACCTTTGGCCTTGCCGTCGTCTTTGATGACGATGGTCTCGAAGTTGGCAAAGAGCAGCAGGTCAGCCCACTCTTTGGTCAGAGCTGAAGTCTTCTTGCTCATCTTCAACTCCCACCGGTCGTAAGAACCGCTCTCTTCCGGGAGCGTGAAGGCCTTGATTTGGGCGTGTGCGGTGAGCACGACATTTCGCCCTGATTCCACCACATCCGACAGCAGGTTCAACAGCTTGGCATATTCTTCTGCCAAGTAGGTGTAACCCTTGCTATAGCCGTAATCTTCGATGCCGGAAGCAGGGTTGCCGCTTATTTTGTGGCTGTTGAGCACATGCTCGATGGCAAGTTGTTCTGCCCAGTCAGCCGTGTCTATGACCAAGGTCTGATATCTAGCCGGCTTGGTGTCTTTGAACCACTTGACCTGCTCCATGAGCATCGCCCATGTCTTCGGTGCAAATTCCAGCCTGGCTACATCCATGTAACGGGTGCTGCCTTCAGTATCGATGAACAGCGCCTCGGGGAACTGCGCAGCGAGCGTGGATTTGCCCACGCCCTCCACGCCGTAGACCACTACCTTCACAGCACCGGGCTGCTTCCCAGTGATAATATCCATGCACTTCTCCTAATCTCAAAACTCGCCGGGCACAAATGTAGCCAACGGCGCGGGTGCTGGTGTCTTGTCGCTGACCACGTATCCGTCTTCGATGATGATGGTGCACTCATCGCCGGTCGAGACGCGGGTAGCGATTATCTGCAAGCCTTCTGTCTCTGCCCATGCGGCAAAGTCGGAAAGTGTTTCGGTGTCCATTTGCTCCAGCTTGTCCATCAGGACAAAGCCGCAGTCTGGGTTGAGCCGCCGCACGATGGCCGCAGCGACGCGGAGCTGCTCAGAGCTGCTCATGTTTTCCCACGGCTGGCTGTTGTATACCAGCTCGCCGTCAATTACCGTCAAGCCCGACAGTGGCAGGTCTGCGCCATTGAGTAGAGTGATCTGCTCATCTCGCACCTTGTCAAGCTGGCTGGTCAGGTCGTTGTATTGCTCTCTGTAGGCGTTTGCTTCTGCCTGCGCGGCGAGCTTGGCTGCGTTGGCGCGCACCTTTGCGTTCACGGTTTCCACATTGGCGATCGCCGCTTGAATCTCTTCGGTGGATTCGTCCTGCAGCTCGGCTACAGTCTTCTTTGCAATCCCATACTGGGCAGTCAGAGCTTCGGACTCTTCTTTCTTGGCCGCAAGCTGTGCCGCGAGATCGGCGATTCTCGCCTCAAGCGTCTCGATAGCGGTTTCAGCTGCGGATAGTTGCTGCCGGATTTTGTCCGCGTTCTGACGTATCAGCAGATTCTCGGCATTCTTCGCAAGCAGGCTTTCATGCTGCTGGATAAGCTCGTGCGCCGATACTTCCTCTTCTGGTACATTGTCGAAGAACACTGGCATCTCATCGGCGGCTGCTTGCTTTTGGTCGCGCATGCGTCCAACAGTGGTGCGCTCGTCGTACAGGCGCTTTTCGGCTGCCTGCAGCTCGTCCAGCTTGTCGCCGACGCCGATGATGTCCAGTAGCGTCTTGGCCTTGTCTTTGCTGCTGGCTTGCATGAATTTTGGCAGGTTGAGAGCCAGTTGCTCGACTAAGCTGTCCAGCAGTGCTTGCCCGGCTTTGTTGCCGCTTGGGTCGGTGACGGTCAGCTCGCTGTTCTTGCCCTTGCGCTCGACGGTGATGCCATTGGATAGCGTTACTTTAAGCTGCGGCGGTGATACCGAGCCTTCTCGCGTTGCATTTGCCGGTTTGTACTTATTGCCGCCCAGTGCCCATGCGATCGCGTCAAGAATGCTTGTCTTGCCCTCGCCATTCTTCCCCCCAATGACGGTAAGCCCGGTTGGCGTCGGTGAGACTTCCACGGCCTTGACGCGCTTCACATTTTCGGCTTGAAGGGTCGCGATTTTTACAGATTTGTCTGCCATGTGATACCCTTTCTGTATGCTGGTTTTCTCCAGCAATTCTCTTCATGCCGGCTGTAGCATCCGACGCTATAGCCGGCGACTTGCCTAAAACAACTTGCCTTGCTGTAATGCTTTGTCTATCCTCGCCTGAGCTCCGGCACAAAATACCGGACTTATCTCAAACCCCATCCAGTCATAGCCATGCTCGATGCAGGCAATCAAACTGGATCCACTCCCTACATGGGTATCTAGCACTTTGTCTCCTGGCGTGGCATATATTCTTAGCAGCTCTGAATACAACTCGACCGGTTTTTGGGTTGGGTGAAAACGCTCTTCTCCTCGGTACCTGTCTATACGAATCATGCCGTCGTATGGAAAATGAATCACTCTAGCTACACCCATGCCTCTTGAGCACCATGCGTATTCGCAATCAGCGAATGAATTGCGATTATGATGCCCATACCGCTTGTACCAAACAACAAATGATTTGCTGGGCGGCAACATGTCAGAGAAATAGTTACCACCCCAGATGATTTGTTTTTTGCTGGTTCTGAAAAGCTGCTTGAAATACTCTTCATCTGGGCGAATGTCCCATCCGCTGACGCTTGAATAATTGATCTCTTGATACAGCGTCATGTCCGGGTATACCAGGCGCTCGCTGCGCTCGTCGGTGCAGTTGTATCTCATCATCATTGTGTGCGTTGTGCACGGTGGAGATGCCCAGATGAAGTCGTACTCTTTGTAGTGCCTCAGCAGATACTCGTGTGCGTCACCGACGATGACCGTGTCATTTGGGAATCGCTTCGCGTACGTGGCTGCGATCGCAGGGTTCAGCTCGACCGCGGTGACGTGGTACTCATCGCCCCACAGCCCGCGGTTGCCGCCGATGCCGGCAAAGAGGTTCAGTATCCGCTTACGCTTGGTAAGCATCACACGCACCTGTTCCTGCTGGTACCGTCAGCCTGATGGTCTCTGGGTTGCCGTCTACCGTCACGATGGCCATGGTTGATGAGTGATTGCAGTAGCCGCCCGAATCGCGCCAGTGGCACTTGCCGCAGGTGAGGTACACGGGCTGCAAGGTACGGGGAGGGATGGTAAGATGCCCCCCATCGCAAAAGCGGACCATCACTCCACCCCCTCTAGCGCTATCTGCCCTTCAAGTGGCTTTGATATCTTCTGTGTACTGCGCCTTGAGCAGTGCAGCCTGTCAGCGTCAAGGTGTTCGTCTACGAACGCCAGCCGGCGTGGTGTGGCTTGTGCGGCTTGCTCTAGCTCAAGGTTGTTGAGCACCGGGCACATCGGCAGCGCAAGGCCAAAGTCATCATCTACGATGTAGCGGTACTCGACGCAGTCTGAGCAATTGCGCTCGACGAACGCCATGAACTCGGTGGCATTTGGGAAGGTGTCCGGTCGCGTCATTGTGCCACCTCGAATTTTTCGCAAGCTAGATCGCGTCGGTCAACGCGTTCCCAAGAGCCACGACCAAACTCCGTCTCGCCGATATCGAGATTATGCCGACAGTACCCGTGCGTCTTGCGGTCATACTCGCGCACAAGTACGAACTGCTCGCACATCCAGCAACGGCACTGCTCGGTGCGCAGGTTCCACTTAATAGCCGCCTCCTCAGCAAAGGTGTAGTCGCTTGTGCGAGCACGACAGGTCAGGCAAATCACATAGCTGCTATAGCCGGTGTCTTCGGTGGGCATTACAAGCTCCACGTCGCCCTTCGATCCGCAGAAGGGGCAGGACCGCAGTACAATCTGCTCAGTCATCCCAGCCCCTCTCGCCGGGCAAAGTCCATTGGTCTGGAACTTCGCCAGACATCAACTCACAGCCGGTATCGGCATTGTGGTGGAATTGACAGTCGTCGCAAGAATCACGAGAGCCGCAATACAGGCGAATAGCCCTGGCGGCTTCTACCGCCAGACTACCAGTCACGCTTAAGCTATTTCTGTCTGCCATCATTTCACCGCGTCTCTGGCAGCTTTTGCAGCTATTGCTCGTGGCTGTTGACGGGCGAAGCTGTCGGCAAGACACATGCCGACAGCCTTGGCCATCTCGACGTACAGGACAACCGTTCTGTCGCCTTCGTCGTATCTCCGCAGTAACTCTGCCATCAAGCGCTTGCTCTGTGTTGCGCTTGTAATCAGCGTCTCACAAAGCAACGCCATGGCGGCAAAGTTGACAGCAGTGGGAGTAACGTTGAGTAGCCTTTTTAGCTCGACGGTGCTTATCTCGTAGCCCTTGCCGGCAATCATGATGCCCTCGCCAGACGGTATTCCCACAAGCTCCCATCGCCGGCGCGCTTACGAGATTCAATCGCGATTCCGCGTGCGCGCAACTCACTTATACGGGTTCCAAACTTCCAGCCAACCAAATCAACCAACTCACGGGAGCTTGCCCATCCATCCCCCGGCTTGCTTTGCAGGTG